TGCAGGCGGGCATCGACTGCGAGCGTGTCCGCCGCGGCCGCCGGATTGCGCTTGATCTGAAACAGCACGACGTCGTTTTCGACGGGCGAGCCGCCGATCGTGATCGCCGCCGACTCCGGCGCGGTGTACTGCACGTTGGTCGTTCCGCCGGTATCGGTCGAGGTCTGTTCGGTACCGAACGCCGCGTCGATCGCATCCCCGTCGCTGCGTGCAAGCGCCTGCAGCGCCCACTGCACACCAAAGTTCGTGGTCGTCGCTGCATGGGACCAGATTGGAATGAACGTGAGGGTGCCTTCGTCCCACGACTTCGGCATTGCGATTTCGAACTGCGCGAACTCCTGTGTCGCGCCGTCGTAATCGAGCGTCCGCACCATATTCTTATTGGTCGTCGTCTCCATCGTGCCGGGAGCCGCGCCGTTACTTGCACGCGACACGATCGCCCCAGCCGGCACCCAGATCGTCTGCTTGCCGCCACCGCCGGCCGTCGGTGCGGTCCACGTTGGATCGGCACCGACACCATGCGTGGTGAGAACACCTCCGTCTGTGCCAGCGGGAAGCCGTTGCCAGCCGGTGTTGCCACGAAACAGAATGTCGCCGCGCGCCGCCGAACCGATGAAGTCGAGGATCTCGCTAAGCGTCGCCTCTTCCGTGTCACCCGCGCCGGCGCTCTTGCGCGCAAGTACGCGTCCGCTCGCGCTGATGTCCTGCAGCTTGGCGTAGGTGACGGCGTTGTTGTCGATCGTCCAGACGGTGCCGCCACCACTGGCAGTGATGTCGCCTTTGTCGCCGTCGTTTACTCCGTCAGCGCCGGGTGGACCGGCTGGACCTGGCGGGCCTTTCGCCTGGAAACCTTGGAAGTAAATGCCGTCATTGCTTCCGGTCGGCACGATGAAGCTCGCGCCGATCGCCTGCCCGTTGATCCACGCCTCGTAGTAATCGGTGCCGCCGGCGTTGTCGTTGCAGACGATATGCGCGAAGCCGTCGGTGGTGTTGCTGGTCGCGAACTTGAATAGCGTTCCGTTCTTGTAGATCGCAATGAACAGGTTGCTGCCGATCGCCAGCCCAGTGGCGAATGCCGACGCCACAAACGTCGTCTCGCCGGCTGGCGGCGTCCAGCGACTCGAGCTTGTGTTGAAAAAGTTGCCGTTGTTGTAGCCGGTCGTCGCGAACGCGAGCTTGGTCCAGGTCGCGCTGGTGACGGTCTGGTCGGCGGATTTGTGAGCGGAGAATCCGGTCGCGGCTCCGGCACCGGTACCTGTCGGCCCCGCCGGACCGATCGGACCCTGCGGGCCGGTGTCGCCCTGCGGACCCGTAGATCCGGGAACGCCTTGTGGTCCCTGCGGACCCGCCACACCTTGCGGACCTTGCGGACCCTGCGAACCCGGCGGGCCTTGGATCGAGCCACCCGACACCCACGCGGTGCCGTCCCAGATCCACAGGCTATCGTCCGCCTGCACGATGTAGGCGTCGCCTTGGGTATTGCCGCTCGCCGGCAGATCGCCCGAGGTGGCGACCGACCCTTGCATCGTGATGCCGGTGCCGGCGACACCCTGCGGTCCCTCGACGCCCTGCGGGCCCTGCGCGCCCTGCGCACCGGTGTCGCCCTTCGGACCAGTCGGCCCCGCGGGCCCTGGGACGGTCGAGGCCGCGCCGGTGTCACCCTTCGGACCCTGCGCGCCGGTCGCACCAGGAGGCCCCGCTGGCCCGGGAACGGTGCTTGCAGCGCCGGTGTCGCCTTTCGGACCTTGCGGGCCCATGGGACCAGCTGGCCCCGGCACGCTCGAAGCTGGACCAGCCGGTCCGGCTGGACCGGTTGCGCCAGGAGGCCCTTGCGGCCCCGTTGGGCCAGCCGGCCCTGGCGGTCCTTGCTCGCCACCACCGCCACCGGTGCCGCCGGTGCCCAGAGGGCCGACGGTCGTGCCGCTGATGCGGGTGAACATGCCTGCCGGCGTTGTCCAGACGTCACCGTTGATTGGTGCCGGCGGAGGACCCTTGTGCGGCAGATTCAGATAGCCGTTGTCCCGGCCGACGAACGTGCGCGTTTGAGTGCCGGTGCCGGGATCAAGAACGAGCGAGCCGCCAGCGCCCGGGTTGAGGTGGACGTCGTTACCAGGCTCGCCCGATATATTGAAGTCTTCGGACACATCAGAGCCCGGGTTCGATCATCCCAGCAGGCAGCGGCGGCCGCGGCGGGACCGTCATCGGTGGCGACGACTGATCGTTCTCAAGCTGGATGATGCTGCGCAGCGTCGCTCGATACGTGATCCAATCCTGCGTAACCGGCGTCGCCATTTCGTAGAAATGTGAGATCGCCCGTTCCGACAACGTCAAATCCTGCTTCGCTCTTTGCGCGTTGCGATGGTTCGGATGCGGCGGATCGATCTCGCCCGTTGCCGTCGGCATCTTGAACAGACTGCCGTTGTAGCCCCAGCCCGGTTTCACGTTGGGCGGAGCGTCGACGATGACCAACCCCGCCGGCAATGGATCCGGCAGCGGCATGCCGTCAACGATGTCTTTGACGATGCCACGTTCGATGATGACTCGCATAATTCGCACCTATCCGAAGTACGTGATGATGACCGCGCCGTCGTGGCCATTGCCGCCCGGTGAGTTGATGCCTGCGGCCGAACCGCCGCCCGATCCGCCGGCGCCGAAGCCGACACCAGGCATCGATGAGCCGGTCGACATACCGCCACCGGCGCCACCTTCAGGCCCTGGAGACATGCCGCCGAGGCCGCCGTAGCCGGTGTAGCCGCCGGCGAGATTGGTGCCTGACGCGCCCGACGAACCGTACGCACCTTGCAGATTGATGTCGCCGCCGTAGCCCATGCCCGGAATCGACAGAGAAGGCGTGCCTGGGTACTCAACAGAGCCAGCCATACCTCCACCGCCGCCGGTCGCCATGATCGTGCTAGCGAAATAGCTTGTGCCGCCGCTGCCGCCGTTGGTCACCGTGCCAGCAGCACCAGAAAGCCCGCCTGCGGCGACGGTGACAGACAGTGCAGACCCTGGAGTGACTGCGATATACTCTCGCGCGTAGCCAGAGCCGCCACCGCCCGCGCCACCGTTGTAGGTGACCATCGCGGTGCCGCCGGCGCCGCCACCGCCATAGACTTCACCCAGGATCGAATGGACGCCAGCAGGCACATACCAAGTGTAATTTCCGGGTGTCTCGAAACGAGCCTGCTGCGGGAATCCAAACTGTGAGGCGACCGTGCCGGTGATGTACCAGCCTTCCGTGCCGCCGCCACAGAGAACGCCCTTGTACATAATCTGAACTGGAATGTTGGCCAGCAAGTCGCCGGTCTTCATCGGCTGGCCATCGTTGCGCAGCACCGGACGGGTGCCCAAACCGTCGACGTTCAGATAAACCGCTCCGTTATTGTCGGTGTTCGGAATGACCGTCAGCGTCATGAAGTCGTTGTAGCGTGTGGCGGGTGGATCGAGAGCCAGTGCATAAGTCCCAGGACCTCCTGTCATACATCCTCCGCGCGGGAGGCCTCTCTGGATCAGATAGCGTGCCGATAACTGCACCTGATCAAGCACACTACAATCGTAGGTGACTTCACCTTTGTTAATCAGATTGATCAACTCAGCGAGCATGGCGTTCGCCGCCGCCGGATCAAACCGCGGCTGACAACGGGAGGTCGAGTACCAGAGTTCATTACAGTTCTGCAGCGACTGCTCGATGTCGCTGGGAATGCTGTTCTTGGCGTCGGTCCACGGTACGCCAGAGTCGGGATGCATTGCAGTCAATGGAGTTACTCCCGTTCGTCGCTAATCGTGTCTGGCGCTGGAGACAGAAAACACCACTGCGTATGATCGTAATCTAACGCTGGGTTTTTTCCGGTAGGCTTCATCGACTTCATCTGTCGCTGTAGCTCAGTCGCTTTTGGGTCCGGCTTCGGATCGGTCAGCATGCGCTGACACTGCGCACAGAGCATCATCGAATTGATCGATTCGACTTCTGCCGTGCTCGCGTTGCGAAGCGCCGACTCGATCTCCTTCGGCCATACCAGCACGGCTCCTCTATGCGTGGACGCGGTGCCGTCGCCCTTGTGCCATGCGCCGATGCAGGGATATGTCATGGGAACAACCTGTGCCCGTAAAAGACAGCATTGTTGAAGCGTCCGATCGGATGATCGGAAATTCCAACGAGTTCGGTATAATCTGAGGTGCCGTTGAATTTGATAATACCGGCAACATTCACAGTGACCGTTTGCGTGTTGCTCTGCTGCAATATCTGGTTATAAATCGTCGGGTTGCCGTTCAACCAAATCATGCATCCGACGTAGTTCGCTCCGATCGTAGGAATGCTAATCATGCCGCCGATCTCGTACCAACCCGGTACGTTCGGTTGAAAGTAGGTGCTGTTAAAGCGATTGTCCGTGTCTAAATCTTCTGCGAAGTTGGTGATCGCAGTGTACGAATTAACTCCCACGTACATCCCGCTGCTCACCCCACGAAATGCTGGCGTATGAGATTTGGTATGTGTCAGAGGCGAGATGGCCTTGGTGTCAATTGTGCCAGCACGCGCTTCCGCCGCCGTCGCTAGTTTCACTCCAGAATTGTTGTCGACATACTGTTTGGTCGCCACGCCAAGCGGCACAACAGGATCAGCTACAACAGTGACTAGCCCGGTCGAGCGATTAATCCGGATTGGCGTGCTCGAGAGAATGCCGCTGTCGTTATAGGCCTCGATGACAAAGTCGGAGCCGCTGTTACCGCCTGCTTCCACAGTCCGATCGCCGAGATCGATCTGCCATCGCATTAAACTGTTGGTCTGACCGATGAGCGCGGCTAGCTCGCCGGACCCATTCTTGTTTACCGTGAATCGCGGATCGCCTTTGTGGATGATCAGGTCGCCGTACATCGTGTCGCCGCTGATCAGCACCCACGTTTCGCCCGAATCTGCAGCCGCAGGGACGACAACCCAGCCGTAGCCATTCCACGCATACCGGATGCCGGCCGCTATGAACTCTTGGCCGAGTGCCGGGGAGGCGGGAAAATCAATCGCGACCATTATCGCCTCACTTGATCTGTCGCGGCAGCGGAACGCCACCGCCGCTGCTGCCGCCACCGTGCATCAGCGAAAGCATATTGTTTCCAGCTTCGGCGAATACGTTGCGGAAGCTCTCGACCGCAGCGCCGGTCTGGCGGCTCTGCTGCGCGCCCTCGATCAGCAGCATCGGCAGGAACTGCACGGCGCAGCCCCATTGGTCGATGTGCTCCTCCGACTGCGGGTGCTTGCCGCGCACGAGAATGTACCAAGGACACTTGTGACAGACCTTGGAAACGTCCTGCTTGTGCAGCGGGCAAATCGTGCCCTTATCGGCGATCGGAGGCTTGCTCATGGCTTCGGCGTCATCTGTGTTTCTGGCGGGACGTAAGCGTTCCAGGCGTCGATCAGATACTGATACGGCGTGAAGTCGGAGAAGCGCGTGTTCGGCATCTTCCTGCCTTGTGCATCGGTGGCGTACTCGATCTCACCGTAGGGCGGCGTGGAGTTGCCGTACCATTGCAGCGCATGGAAGTAGGACGGCAGGCTGGAGCAATCGACCGGGCGAAACTCGGAATTGACGCCAACCATGTTGTCTACGTTCATGACGGTGTAGTGCGCCATTGACTCAGTCCTTTGTTGCGATGATGACGTCGACGTAAGCGACGCGCATATCAATGTTGTGGCTGTGCGCAAGGCCGGCACCGTTGTTATAGATGTACTTGGTGAAGCTGAATTCATAATCGGTACCGCCGCCCCAGAATGAATCACTGGAAACGGACGATATCGGCGGACTACTTGAACCAGCCTTGTTAACACCGAGTACACCCGCATAGGTCTGCGGGACCGTTGCAGCCACTAGCGTAGTTGTATCGGTACCGGTCCTGCCAAACAGCGTCGAGAACGCAACAGAACCGGCCAACGCACCGCCAGTTGTTCCAGTAATGACGCGCAGAGCTTTATTGTTGACGTCGGTGCGTTTCGTCCACCCGACCGGTGCAGCCGCATTCGCGAATATCATCGCGGTGCCGGCCGCAAACAGGACCGGCACCACGCCGCTGTCCTTGAGCACCTTACCGGTCGCGCCGGCGAATACCGCAATATGATCTGCGACAGACGACGCCGGACCGACAACATTGCCGGACGCTGCTGGGCCACCGTCCAGCAGAACTTTACCCGACGTATCAGCGAAGAGCGCGACGTTACCAGCAGCCGCCGTGATCGGGCCGACGACGTTTCCGAGTGGGATGCCGCCGCCAGTGACGCTTACGCCGTTGACTTGGACCCACTGCTGAGTATTTCCATCATCATAATATAGCCAAAGAATTCCGGTGTCAGTCTCGTACCAAAGTGCGCCCTGATTCGGGTTAGACGGTGGCTCTTGCGTAGTAGCCGCAGTTGCGGCGTGAACCGCAGTGACGTCGAGCAACAGTTTCTTGCCAGAGGGATCAATATCTGTCGGCACGCCAACCCACAGCCGAGTGGGGTTGCGCATCTCGATGGAAAGTTCACCTGGATCAAGATTGGTCGGTGGCTTGTTCGGTGCTGCCGTACGATGGATTCGAATTTTCTGTGCCATCAGAAGTATTCCCCACCGTCGACTTCGACGAGTCTAACTGGGTCCGCCGCGCTACCGTCACCAGCCAGTTCCGGCGGCTGCACGTTTATGTGCTGGCCATTCGCCGCCCACCAAGTGAAGGCCGTGCACAGGTTCTGTACTGAGGCGCAATTCCACGGACCGTTCGGGTCAAAGCATTCGGCAAGCGCGATCAATTCAGAAACGATGGCGTTGATCTGCCCCGGCTCGATTCGCGCTTCGCAGGTCGTCGGCAGCGCCGTAAGTTCACACGTCGAGATGAAGGTTGGCGGCGGCGCATAGGCATTGGTGACGTCAACAGGATTGAGCGCGACGCCGGCAGCATCGCGATAGACGACTGCACCGCCGGTAACGAGACTAGGGAGAATGCCTGTGCTCGTAGCCATCAGCAGCACCTGAAGATGTTGTTAGGGCAGTTCGATGGAAGCATCGAGCGAACGATACATTCCGCCGCGAGAACCCCAGGCCAAATCCGCGCCGGTAGTCCAGCAGCGGTATCGCAAGCTCGATCCCAGTAAGCTTGGATCTTTGGCGGCAGTTCTTGCGTCGTGCAGACGTCGCCGTCATCGCAACCGTAGATCCAATCCTGCGTGTAGCAAATCTCGAACGCGATCTCGCTCCGGTCGCACGGAGAGTCGCAAGGTTCGAGCGGATTGAGCGGTGGACTCTGATCCGGATGCGGCGGATATTTCGCAGTGAGCTTCGCCCCGAGCGGCTCGATCACCCAGTTCAGCCCGCACAGGTTCTTGATCACGCCCATCTGCGCCCTAGTCAGCGCGATCGCAATGTTGCGCTTGATCGCACAGAGAAGCTCATCGGAAAATCCGGGCGGGCAAAAGACTGGTCCGCACTCAGTGTGGATCTCGTACGGCGTGATGTCACCGAGCAGAACGGCGCGGCAATGCTGCAGATAGCAGTCTTCCCACTTCAACTGTTCCAAGTGATTGTCGATAGTTGTGATGGCGGTATAGGGATTTGACTCACGCAGCGCGACCCAGAGCGGACCGTGGACGTAAGATCGCAGCTTCAACACGGTATAGATCGAATGCAAGATCAGCGACGGGCAGTTTGGATCTTTGACCAGCGGACATTGCGAGACGTCGTCGCTGACCTGGAAGTACTCGATCGCCTTGCGCTTCCAATGGTCCCACAGTGGCCCGGACGGCAGTAGCTGGAAGAAATTGACGAACGTGCAGCAGAGGTCATTTCCGCACAGCGGTGGTGCGCAGCAATAGTACCAATCGTTATGCTTGACGTCCTGGCAACCGTCGGCGGTCAGCACATTCTCGATGCCGAGCCGCTCCATATATTCATAGGTGTCGGTCATCAGCAGGGTAGTCCGGTCTGCGGTAAGTTGAAGCTCACCTCGTTGATGCACGGCAGGACGTCGCACTCCGGCTCAATGCAGCAACCCTCATTGATGTAGACCAGCTCGCGGGGATACGGCGGCTTCTTGTCCTCGTAGCCTGGTATCTCGAACCGGGCCGCGGCGTTGATCTCGGCGCCGATCACAGCTGCGATGATCAGCTCGATCTGCTTGGCGCACAGTGGTATCGACGGGCAGATCCGCTGGAATAGCGCGCGGATGTCATTCTCGATCAGCTGCTTCTGCGCCACGCTCGGACAGCCGGCGATGTCGATGATGACGTTCACCGGTAACGGCTTGGGCATGAACACCTGGCCGCAGACACCGATCTCGACCTGGCCCTCGCCGTAGCCCTGGTGCTCGCCAAACATCCATTTGGTGATGTCGTCGACAATGTTCTGCGGAGGAATGCCGCAAGGAAACGCGGTGTCGAACATCACGTAAAAATTCATGTTGTTTCCGCAATTTTTACAACCACAATCCTGGCTGCACTCACAATCCGGATTGCAGCGGCAGCACGAGCCCTCGCGGATGCACACCCTGGTCGCGCATGGAAACTCGAGAAATTTTTCTTTGATCCACGCCATGGTGGCGCGAGGGTGGTAGGCGAGCCGGTTGAGATAGCGCTTGCGGAATGTTTCGCAGTCTTCCTCTTCCGCTCCACCACAGAATTGCCCGCCGCATATCTGCACTGTTGCATCGATGTTCGGCGCTGCGGTGGTCAGCGTACCTTCGGTGACGGTACCGCCTGCGTTCATCTGCGGACCCGGTGTCATCGCCCGGATGCGAACAATGACCTCACCCTGCTCTGACAACTCCAGCGGGATCGAGCCGGTGGAAACAAAGATGCCGAGCGTAGTGCTGACCTCAAAGTAGGCCGGCACCGGAGTATGCGGCACGCCGGTTAGCTTGGCGTAGCCCTCGGCATGTGCCGGTGGCCGCGGGAACACCCCGTGCTGCGCTGCCATGATGTAAAGATTTTCGCAGCATGCCGTCTCGGGGTTGCGCTCCCGCCACATCTGATCCGCCACGGCGTAAAACTGCTCGGCCGCGGCGTAGTCATTGGCGATGACGTACCATTCATTGGACTCAGGGATGACTTTCCCACCACCGAGAACGGTGTTGGAAAACGAATTTCGCAAGCGGTCGAACAGCACCTGCGGTTCGGGTCGGAGAATGACGCATGCCATTGGTCTAGCGCCATATCCAGGACTCAGAAACGAACGCACCAGATAGATCGATGCGGGTTCGGCCGGTCGACGTCACGGTGTCGATCACGACATCAACGTGGCTTTGTCGGTGATAGACCGCGTGCACCACGACCGATTGGATAATGCCTTGGGCAATCAACTTACCCATGTCAGCGCGGATGGCCGCCTCGATCGCCTTCACCGCATCTTGACAGCGGGCGTATAGCTTCTCCGCGGCGTTCCACAACGTCGAGCCGATATAGAACCATTCACCTTCACGAAAGAAGGATTCTGACCAGTGGCCGTACACCGAGGCTGGGCTCGGGCAGGGCCGATCGTTGCGCGCCCGCGTGTTGAGCACGTTGAGAATCAGGCCGCGCACCCACTCGTCGTTCGAAATGGTCCGACCAATCTCGGCGCGGGTCACCTCATCCTGTATATAAACATACTCGAGGCCGGGGATTGCACACTGATAGCCGCACATATCGTGATCACCGCAGGCTTCTGGCCTGGTGGTCCAGAAAATGCGACGACGACCTACGTCTTTATCTAAGCAAGAGGCGTCATCCATGGGTGGCCTCGCCTATCGCTGTCTGTAGGCTGGTGAACTCCGCGCGCACCTCGGTCGGCAGGTTTTCCGGCAACCAGGACAGTGCGTTCTTCAGAGCGCGGATGGCCTCGACGACGTCGCCCATCACATCGCGCGGCGCTTCCGCTTCGAACGATGCCGAAGCCACGCTGCTACCACCGCCGCCACCGCTGCTGTCATCATCGCTGGCCTCGGCCTGCTCGTTGCCTTGGAAGCCCGGCGGCTTCTCTTTGCCCTGCACAATCTGCGGCGTCTTGATCAGTTTGTTGACGATCAACTCGCCATCGATGATGAACTTTTTGTCGCCATCGAGCCGGAAGTAGACGTTCTTGTCCTTGGTGATTTCAAACTCGCCATCCTTGCCGACGGCAAATTCCTTCTTGGTGATGTGCGCTTTCTCCTTGCCGAAATCGAGCGCCCACTCGTCGTCGAGCGGATTCTGCACGCCGCCGTGCTCCTCCTTCCATCTGCGCTGCTTGTCGCGCGGGATGGTCAGGATCGCCAACTTGAGTGTGGTGTCTGCTCCGCCGGAGAGTTCGAACACCTCGGCGTTATGATCCTTCTTCAGATTAAACGAGGTGCCGGAGCCGACCACAGTGACCGCGGTCTCTTCATCCTTGGTATCGGTGCCGCGCACCTTGATGATGGAGCCGGCGCCCTTGACGTATTTTTGCTCTCCCCAGACGTGGCGCTCGATGTGGTCCTGCTGGTCGCGCTTGGACTCGCGATAATGCGTGTACGTCGTCATTTCATTGATCCTCAAACCAAGGTGGCAGCATCAGCGGTGCATCGCGCTCGTTCTTGTCATCCTTCTCGTAATCCTCGGTGACGCCTTTGGCTTGGGCCTCGACCAACGTCATCTGCGGCAGCTCGCTGAGCATCGGCGGGCACCACGGCTGCGGATATTCGTCTGGCTTCAGCTCGATCCCGGCCTGCGCGCGGCGCGCACGACCGGTATTAAAATCGATCTTGTCCAACCCGTAGCCGACGCCGCTGCCACCAGGACTACTGCCGCCACCTCCACTGGATGGAGGTGGCGAGAGGATCAGTGTGGTCTTGAGTTCCTTGTGGGCATCGACGTGATAGGTCAGATCGATGCACTCGAACATGTCGAAGATGCCTTCGGGTGGCACCTCAACATAATGGACATTCCCGATGTCCCACGGCGCGCCGGATGGCGACTGCACATGAAACACCTCGATCGTGATCTTCTTACTTTCGGAGCTGCGCTTGTTCATTTCGAACCGTGCGCGTCGCTCCAACTCCATGTCAGTGGCATCGCCGTTATGCTGCACGGTGTGCGGCACGAAGTCCTTGACCCAGGAGTCCTTTACTTCTTTGTAGGTTTTAAGCAGGGCTTCCTCACCCCATTTTTTCTTCTCGGTGCGTTGGCCCTTGGCTTTGACCTTGCTCTTGGCTTTATCGTCTGACTGTTCAGCAGAAAATCGTAGAATGTTGTAGCCAAGGATGAGTGCATCACCACCACCTCCAGGACCGACGCCATCCGTGACCCGTAATTTTCCGTCGCGCGTCTCATACATGAAGTAGCAATTTTCGTTCTGGACCCGGTTGAGTTCGTCAACCACGCGGGCGCCGTCACGAAAACGCACCTTGTCGAGCTTGATCACTTGTCCAAGCCATTCGACCTGAGTCTTGAACGGCTCCACCAACTTCTGGACCACATCTTTCGTGGTCGGCTTCATCATGTTTGTGGTCGGATGCTGGTGCGAACTATCGACCAACCGTCTGGTCTTACCGCGTGCCACGATTTTAACCGTGTATTCGTTTGGGCCGATGTTGACGCTCATCGAGCCGCCACCCTCGCCGCTCGTGCCTTCGGTCTCCTGTCCGCCAGAACTGTCTGCCGTTCCCTTGTCGCCGGTATGCGCGCCGGTGCCGGTGCGCGCGTCGACGTAGCCAGTGAACGCTAGCTGACCTGCGATGTAGACTTGGATAGGAGCGCCAGCTTTTGCCGCCACCAGGATTGGCTTGCTCGGCGCGGCTCCGGCAAAGATGGTGACCGATAATTGACCAGTTAGATTCTCTTTCTTGCGATTGAGCGTCATCTCCGTCCAAGTTTCGATCGGCCCGCCGCCGCAGGTAATAACAACCGGTTTCATCTCGGGATGTAGGCTGGTTGGATCGGGAAAATGCGGACATGTCCGCCGGCGGCAGGACCACCTGGCGTCAACCCGACCACAAGTTGTTGGAAGCGCCCGTTGGCGTCGACGATATTGGTCTGCTCAAGCTCACGATGGCGCTTGGCGTCCTTGTAGAGGACATACGACGCGATCAGCGGATGCACGCCACCGCTATAATCGACGATGACCCGACCCGGCAGCCGGTAGGTCATATCGTGCATCATCTTGCTGAATTCGACCGCGTAGCGCTTGATCTCCAGGAAGAGCCCGTTGTTGCATTCGTCGTAGGCGATCCTGGCCTCGTCCTCGAACACCTTGAGGACTTCCTCCATCGCCGCCAGGCCCTCACCGAGGTGCCGGTACTTCCGGCCCATTGCCGCTTCCGCCATGCCGATGGCGCTGAGAAGGCGATGACGACTGAGCACCGCCTCTTCGCTGGTCTGCGCAACGTGCACTGGATGATATGACGTGAACGAGGCGAAGTTCACCAGGCTGCGGAAAATCTTATAGCGGCCGTCGGCGTCCTGGATCTTGCTGGAGATAAACTTGAAGCCAGTGAACAGCGCCTCCTCGACTTTCTCCGGATCGGAGGCGAGCCCGTCGTCCTCGGCCACATCCTCCATGGCTAGCGCGGCGCGCCACTCATTAGTCGATGACTGCGCAGTCAGAGTGTGAACTGTCACCTGGGCAACGGCAGCGACCAGGCTCTGGGCGCGATTGATAACGTCAACACGCCACGGCTGCGCCACCAACTTGGGTGTGTATTCCGCCAGAAATGCTTCCCGCGAAATATCATTGAGCGGGCTGATGATAATGCCATAGAGCGAGGCGAAGCCGGGGCCGGAGGTTGGACCGCTGACGCCGATGCCATTGGCCTCAACGAACTCCATCTCAACAGTGGTTTCGCCGGCCTCTTCGAGATTGTCCTTAACTTTGACCGAGCGACAAGCGGCCAGAACAGTGCCGCGAGTCGGATGCACCAGCGGACCCGGGCCCGGCGACTGGCAAGCCTGAAACAGCGAGTGGCTGTCGAAGACGTGATCATCTGCACGAAACACCGCGGTGAGATGATAGACTTGGATCTTACGACCGAGATCGGCGTAGGCGGTGATTTCACCGAACGGAAATTCACCTTCGGCGCCGCGGCGACCACCTTCGACGTCAACCTCTTTGCATTGAAAGCCGACACCTTTGAATGATGCCGGGACATAGTCTTTGCCGATGGCGCAGTTATGTTCCGACATTTACTGGGCTTCTTTTGCCGGGCCGGGACTACCACCGGCGCCACCACCGCTACCGGTGTGATTCACGTTGATGTTCACATTCGCGACCGCTGACGCAATTTTGGCCGCAGCTGCCGCGCCATAAGCGCTGCCTGCAGCCGACGCTCCGGCTTGGATTGTGGAAGCGGCCTGTTGTCCGCCTGCAGCGAGTGCGGCACCGGCCGCAGTCATCTGTGAACCCACCTCACTAAACGCGCTTTGAAAACTTGCAGCCGCGTTTGCGAGCGGCTCCGTCATCCCTGCGCCGATTTGCGGGCCGACAGCAATGATCGGAGCTGCAATCGCGGCACCGATTCCAGGCGCGGCAGCCATCAATTTATCGGCGACATCAATTGTTGCTTGCTGTTTCTCATCAGGCTTTTCCGCTTCCTCCCGACCCCGCGCCTCCTCATCCCGATCCTGCTGCTCCATCCGCTCGCGCTCTCTCGCGCGCGCTTCTCGTTCTGCCTGTGCCCGGTCCCTTTCTGCTTGTTCTGCCCGCGCCCGATCCTTTGCGTCTTGCTCCGCTTTTATGAGTCTTGGATCAGTGCTCGGCTTCGGCTCCGGATACACCTTGTTGGGGTCAGGCTGCTCTTCGCCTCTCTTTTTTGCATCTTCGCGCCGCTTAGCAGCTTGGCGCTCTAACTCGGTCATTCGGGCTCGCTCGGCGCGGTCCTTCGCCAGCTTTTCCATCTCCGCTTTCTTCTGGTCTTCCTTCACCTGTACGGCTGACCGCTCCGTTAGAGTTTTTTCAGCGTCCACAATGGCCTGCTTAGCCGCTGCCGCTCGTTGCTCCAGGGTCGCAAGCTCGGTACTGAGAGCGGCCAGTTTTGCTCTCGCAGCCTCGACATCGCCCGGTTTGATATTCCCACTTGCCAGGTCTTTGGTGATCTGTTCCTTTTCATGCTGGGCCTGTTGCCAGCGTCCCTGAATCTTGCTGAATTCCTCCAAAGAATCGTTGAGCTTTTGAAATTCGGGTTGATTGCTCTTGCCGCCCGTCGGCTGGGTCGACATCGCCAAGAATGCTGCCGCGGTGATACCGGTCACGGCCCCTACCGCGAGCGCTGCCGGTCGCATCAACCATCGGAGGGCAGTCGAAAATCGTCCTAAGTTGCCGCCAGGTCCGCCTTTTGGTGGTCCGCCTTTTGGTGGTCCTCCCGGCGGTTCCGGCACTGTTGGTGGTTTTTTCAAATCGGGTCCGCCAGGCTTCTGACCCGGCTTCACACGATCAGGCCCACCAAGCCCATCACCTAAGCCAGGTAACTTCGTGCCCGCCGCTGCCGCTAGCGCACCGGCAGCAAAAAGCAACGCGCCACCGGCTGTATTCAGCGAGGTGCCAGCCGCACCTAGCGATGATGTCGCCGGATCTTCGCTCAAGGTCGCGCGCAAACCCTGCGCCGCGCCGAACGTGGTTAACATCGGAACAGCCGCTACCGCCGCCGCCGCGGCGGCCATCATCGTAGGCGCATCCGGTGATTCACCTTTGCTGATGGCTTCGGATGCTTTGCTGAGCTTCTCGGCCATGCCAGAGGCGAGCGGTACGAATGTGGTCTCCATCTTGTTGATGGTTTCGCCCAGCGTAGACACAAACTGATTTCTGAGCGCCGTACCGGCAAGTCGGCCAGATCCCTCGGTGTCTCGTTCTCCGCTGTCGATGTCGCCGGGACGCTTCAGGGCGCGCTCAATATCCTGCGCCCACTCCGTCGAGCGTTTGATCACATTGAAAAGAATATCGGAGCCTTTACCACTAGTGACCTTGCCAACGAACTTTCCGATGTCTGCGTCACTTCTTGGGTTTAGGCCCAGCCTTGTCATCGCAGGAAGGATCTTATCCTGCACAAAGCCGTGCACGTTCTTGCGCAATTCTCCTTCGTCGGTCGCGCCCTTGGTCATGACCTCTCGGAGCTGGTCCAAGGTTGGCACCTTGGTTTTTGCAAAGGGCTTGCCCTTTGAATCCACCATGCCTTTGTCGACCAGACCAAGCGCCTCAAGATTTGCGAGCTTGCTCTTGTCCAGACGAGCGCCGCTGAACTGCTTGACGATCTCGTTAAAACCGGTAGCGAATTTAGAGCCCGACTCCTCCATGCCGAGCGCCATCGTCATCATGCCTTTGGGGTCAAGGCCGTATTTTGATTGCTGCGCCGTACCAATGGTCGTGAGCCATCGTTGGCCAGTGAATTCCTGACCAATTTCTCGGGTCGCCTGACGCATCGTGTCGAAGTATTCCGTCGCCCTGGCGTAATCGAACTTGCCCGCGGCATCACGGAAGCGCCCCATCTGCTCGCCGGCCTTGATGAAGGCTAGCGCGTTATCGTATGCCTGCTGCCCACTCTGCCCTTGTCCCTGGCCGATCTTGGCCAAGGATTCCGCTTGCTGCACCAAGAAAGACGCGCCAGCGACATCGCCACCGGCTTGACCCATAGACTCAACAAGCAGATTTTTCTGCTGCGCGCGATTCCAGTACACTCCTCCTTGGCCCGTCATTGGATTTCTACGATTGCGAGCATCCTCCTGCAGTTGATCAACGGAGAGATTGATCGCGTCTTGTGTCTCCTTCGGAAACCGCCGCAATGCCATCTTGGTGTCGGCAGTATCGACCTGGCTGTAGCCCTCCTGTGCTGCGCGTCCTGTGGCGCGTGCCATCGCACTCGCCATCGCGTCCATGTTCGTAACTGCAACACTGCCGGTGACCGAAATCGGTCCGCGTAGATAACCACCACCACCGCCACCAATACCGCGCCCACCAGTCGGTGCCGGCGCTGCGCCAGGCGGACGCCTTGCTGGTGGTGCTGGTGGTGCCGCCCTAGGTGGTGGTGCTGCAGTCGCCCTAGGCTGTACCGGCGTTCGTGCCGCTTGCCTGGCCGCCGTGTTGACAGTGATTGGTCTTGCTGCCGCGGTGCGCAGTTGTTGAACCTGCCGCAGCGCACTGGATAGCCCGGCAGCATTGGCCTTAATGTTAACCGTCTGGCTGCTCAAGCCGCGCATGGCGGACTTGAGCCGATTGATGTTAGCAATCGCCTGGGTAATGCCCTTGTCGTTGACCTTGATGTCAACCTTGACGGACTTGAGCGAGTTCGCGGTCGCAAATAGTTTCTTCAGCGCCGCGTTGATCTTGTTGATCTGCGCGGTCGATTCATCTTTGACGCGAAGCGTTGCCTGCTCAACAAATGAAGCCAAGGCTAAGCCTATTTAGGTTTGCCACCGGCCAGAATGATGCGGTTGCGCATTTCCTGCCGGTGGACTTTGAGAAACCCGTTGACCCGCAGGGTCAACAGCGGAATGGACAGAGATCTTGGATCGCCGGCCGAGGCGCAATAATAACGCCACTCGTCCACTCGATTTACGACTCCGGCGGCGACCCGAGAAAATGCGGAAGCACGTCGCGAACGATAGTGAAGCCGTCGGCAAACATGATCTGATTCACGGCCCAAGATGGCAGCGCACTGAGGCTACTACCGAGCGGCTTGGCCACGCTCTCAATCAGTTGCAGACCTTGCGCAAACGTAGTCGATGCAGCCAGCACATCTTCTACGTCACCATAAGTCTTGGCCAGAAACTCAAGCTCGTTAATCGGCGGCTTACCCTGACCCGTTGGAATTGGTGTTCCGAGTTCGTAAATGATCGCCTTGTCGATACCGTCGCCAGCACGCGAGATCTTGCCGGCCTTGCCCTCGTTCTCGTCGAGCTTGGCTCCGATGTCGCGCGCAGCCTTAATCGGCATACGCAGCACATCCGTCATGGATATCTGAACCGGAGCGGTCGCCATGAAGTAGGTGACCTGCTTGGTCATTCGCACACGACGGATCTTTCCCTCCCAGGTTTTGGGAGAGGTCAGGTTCTGTGCTTCTGTGATGAAGCCCATGTACGCAGCAAACGACACGGGCTTCACCACAGCACCATCAATTATCCGATCTCCTAACGGGAAGGAGATCGGAATCATCTCAGGTGGCGGTGACTTCGGCGGTTCAAGCTTTGTAACTTGAGCTGCTTCAGCCATGGCTTAGGTCACTCCTGGCGGAACGTACGGGACCGGGAAGGTCGCCGAGAGTTCGTCCGCGTTGGGCTCAAGCGTGCCCTCAGGCAGCATTTCGTCGATGATCCGGAACACGATGGTCATCGCGACTTCGTGGGTGTCCGACTTCTCGTCACCGGTACCAGTGCCGCGCGCTGCAGAGTAGACGAGACCATTGTAGTACTCGACCTGCAGTGTGACGTCAGAGCAGCCCTGGTACATCGAGAGCGGGATGCGGATGTCGCGGATCACGTTGATCTCGACCTCCGGATTGGTTGGCACGCGCTTGACGTAGCCCCATGGCAGAGGCTCGTTGTTGTAGTTGCACAACCGCCATGTCGGCAGTGTGTCGGTCGCGAGGTGATGCGAAATCGGGCCGTACACGGCATCCGTGTCGCAATCTTTAAAAGTGAGCAGGATATTCTTGACGCCCACTTGGTTTGTGCAGGTCATCGCCGTTATCTCCTAACCCAAATGGAAATTGGGGAGCCCGAAGGCTCCCCGTGGTGATCAACGACGCGGTGACGTCGACGCCGGTTTCGGCTCCGGTGTCTCCGGCAATTCCTGATCCGGCCTATTACCAGAGACGGCAATCGGACTCCTTCCCCGCGCAACCGGGATATACATCCAACCGTATTGGGGCACATAGGCGAGCACCCATCCGGCCACCGGCAGGCCTTGATCGGGATGACCGCCGCTACCAGGCAGGCCCTGGTCGGGATGACCGCCGCTGCCGGGAAGACCTTGATCAGGGCGAGCGCCGCTGGGAGGAAGCCCTTGATCAGGACGAGCCCCACTGGGAGGAAGGCCTTGATTAGGACGATCAGGACGGGCACCGGGAAGACCTTGGTCAGGCCGAGCGCCGCTGCCGGGAAGGCCTTGGTCGGGATGGCCATGACCAGGCAGGCCTTGGTCAGGATGGCCATAACCAGGCAGGCCGATATCCGGGTGCACCGGGGCCCACGGCAAGCCGTTGCTGGGATAGACCGGCAGCGGCGGCAGACCAATGTCGGGATGACCCGGAGCGATCGGCAGGCTGTTGTCTGGCCGACCGCCGAAGCCGGGGCGACCATAGCCGGGATCTACCGGCGGCCGACCCTGACCGAAGCCGGGGTCGACCGGAACGCCAGGGAGCGAGTTGTCGGGACGACCGCTGCCGCCCCAACCGCCACCCCAACCCGGATCAACCGGGCCGGTGCCGCCGATAGGGACGATCATTGCAAGAGTCGGGTTTGCCATTTGAAGTTCTCCTTTAGCCGATCGATATGACTCGACGGCGGGTTGGGTTAGTAGCAGTTGTCCAGCAGTCTCGGCTGGGCGTTGACGTGGATCTTGCGGATGCGGCACGGTGGCCGATAGATAAAGTTCACCCACAACTTGCCGCAGACACCTTGGCATCGCGGAGCGACTTCGAAATCGGTGCGAAGCTGGATGTCGTTGTCGAGGTCGTCGAACTCACTGAACAAGACGCCGACGTGAGCTTTCGCCCAAGTGCGGATCATCCCGAGAATGAGCTTGGGGTTGGTGCCTCGGATGCCCGGAGGAATCGTCGTGTTCTTGGTGAACAGTCCGAGCCCAAGCACCTTGCCGAGTTCGAGCGCCATCTGATCGGCGGTCACCGCGGCGAGACGGCGGGAGCTGACATCCCACCAGGTCGAGTTCAACCGCATATCGTCGTCGTAGCGGTTGTTGGTGCTGTCGTTGACGATCATCGGCGAGGTCAGATGACCGGTGCCGCCTTGATATGGCACGGTCACGACGAAACCGGTGGCCTGCAGGATTTGCTGCTCCTCATAGGTGAAGCACTGGAAGCAGCTCTCCGGGATGTGAACACAACGCAGGATGCCAAAGTCCGGCCCTTGGATGTTCATTTCCGGATGGTCAACCGCCAAGCAGCAAGACTGCGCAGCATAGGCAGCGACCTTCATCCAACCAATCGCGGGGTCAGAGCAGCAATGCGCGAGACGGCTGACCTCGGCCGAGTTTGTGTCGCACGACATGATCTCGCCAAGCGTACCAGTATTGTACGTGTATCCGTGGCCGAAGCATTGTGGCTTGCTACAATCCCAGGCACTGGCGATGTACGCGATCATCGCATCCTGCCAGAGAGTATCGTCGTAGAGCATCCCGATGCAGCAATAGCAGCACTCGCCGAGCAGGGCGATGTAATCGAGATGCTGCACTGGTTCGTTCAGACCAGCGAAGGTCTGAGCAAACGCAAAGTCGATACCCTTAGGAGCGTAATCACGCCGTTCATGCCAGTTGTAGTAAACCTGAAGGCAATTACCAACCGTGCCTGCGTTCTTGGCACGGATGGTGATAACACCGCCGGCGTTCGACATGACCTCGAACGGCAGGCCAGGCTCGCGCGCTAACGCATCTCCTACGATCGTGGCGACTTCGTCGGCCGTGGTACCCAACACGACCCGATCCGATGTACGCCAACGCCCGTCGCCCAGGTACAAGTCGACGCGACCGTAGGTGGTCGCCGTGCCTGTGAAGGTCAGTGTGTACGTAGCCTTCTGGGTGGCACCGACGGATGCGTCCTTGCGAGGCAGTGCATAAAAGTCGAGCGCGTTGTTGCCGCAGCAAATGAACGCAGTCTTGAGGCCTTCGGCGATGACCGAGCCCTCACCAAACTGCTCATTGACGTCGCGCAGCGATGGCATCTTAAGCAAGACGCCGTCCTGTGCGATGCCGGTGTCGAGCATCTGACCTTCGATCAAAATGCGACACTTGTTGGGATAGACGTTGAGGCTGGGATCGAAGCAGATCTCGATCGCGCCGCTTCGTAGACTGTCAATCGACATGGTCGATCACTCCTTCGGGGTGGCGAGTGGATTTGAGAACGAGCGGCGCGAGCCGATCACTCCCTCGGGGTAGATGGTTGCCGGTGCTCGGGCGCCAGCGGTGGGTCGTCAGGCCGTGCGCGTCTGCGCCCGGATTGCGCCGAACGAGCGCCTCCTTCTGGGAGCGGTAGGGTGTTGTCGAGGATTGGGTCGCCAGGCTTGGGCGCCTCGCCTTCACCACCCTCGACCTCAAGGTCGTGCCAGTGATGGATCGCCCGCTGGATCAGCGGATCGTTACCGTCGACCGGAACGAACTTGTCTGTTGGAATAACGCGACCCTCGTAGTAGTGCCGACGGCCGGGCTTACACTTGACATAGATGTTGGCCATGTCGGCCCTCCTCTGGTTAGAGTTCTCAGTGTCTTTCTGCTTGGGCGGCTTAAAATTTACGGACACGGGTCGCATTTATCGTTCTCCACGATTTCTTCGATGCACGGCGGGCAGCAACTTTTCGGCGGGCACAGATCGAAACTGATGGCGAAGGGTTCGCCTTGTGCTGGATCGATCGGGCAGAACTGCTTGGTGGCGTCGAAGCCAAATGACAGCGTGACCGCGAGTTCATCGGCGCCAATGGTCAGATACCGAAAGGAAATGTGCTCGCCATCAGGTGTGTCCCAACGCCCTAGATTGGATAAGAGCTTGGTGCGGATGGCTTCGTAGTCGTAGTAGCTCCAGAACGGTGTCTCGGCGCCGTTAGCTTTTTTGTAGCGCTCCGGCTGCAGCCAGAACTCAATAACGAATTTATCAATCAGCTCGAACGTCGGATGATAACTACGCGCGGCCTGATCGCCGGCCGAGCGCGCGAACGCCACCATCACCAGCGGCAACGTTGGTACATTCAATTTGGTTATATGCGCGTTGCTGACAGCAAGCGCACGTCCGCCGAGTTCGGGGAACCATTCGGTGATTGCTTCTGCCAGCGCCGGCAGAAAACGAACCTTCTCCACCGCTGGTTTCGGCGGCGGTGGATTTGCGAACTGGACGTTCATCGGTCATACCATCGCCACGAGCGCTTCGATCTTCCTAAACAGATCGCGCGCAGCCGGAGAAAGTGTCACTTCTTTGCGCTGGATCGGGCCCCAATGGGCTTTGCGCTTGCGCAAACCGATCGCGGTGGTAAAGGCTGCGAAGGCCGGAGAGAACTTCCCGAGCCACTGGAAAGAAGCGCCCTTTCCAGAACCATAGACGTCAAGGTTGGACGCGGTCGGGTTAATGCCCTCGCGGAAAATGTCCAAGAAGCCCTGAGGATCTTTCCAGTAAACATCGAACAGCTTCTTCATTTCTGGAGAGGCGGAATGCATGTTTGCGGACATCTGGAACAGGCCTGCCTCACAGGTATCAGCGGCGACGTTGTCCGCCGACATGTCGCGTCCCTCACAGTAGCGGCCAGATGATTCACGCATGCCGAGCCCGGTAAGGACTACAAACAGCGCGCGCAAAGTTTCTAGACCGTCGTCGGAGACGTCGAGGTCGAGGTCCTCAAGTTCTTTCTCGTACCAGGACAGCGCGTCAGCATCCTCATCACCAGAGGCGGCCTCACCCATCTCCATGGCGGCGGAATTGATTTGCTCTAATTTCACCACGGCGAGCGCGTAACAGAGCGCCATGCCAGGGATATAGCCAGGCGGCGCGACCCCGCGATCAGGCCAGGCATACTCCATCAGCGAAGAGGATTCAGCGAGCGTGATCACTTCCTCGGCGAGCCCTTTTGGCAAACCGCTATCGCCTTGCGCCATGCGACGATCGAGTTCATCAACATGAGCCCAAGTCTTGTCGCCGACGATACCGTCGGCAGCCAAGTCGGTGGCACGTTGAAATGCGATGACCTGGCTTTCAGTCACGGAGCCAAAATCACCATCAGCAGGCAGGCCAAGTGATTTTTGCAGCGCTATGACATCGCTACCGGAATCACCCTTGCCCAAAGTTGGGCGCTCAGCCGATACCGGCGGTGGACGCTGAGGACGCTCGGGACGCTCTGGTCGCCAGGGTGGAATCGGCTCCGGCGGCCGTACCGCACCCTCGCCGCCGAGCACGGTCGCCAGGGCCTCGATAATGGCGTCGAAATTCTCCCGATATTGATTCGTGTCACAGGAGCTATCACAGAAGCAGATCTCGAGAAGCACCGCTGGCATCTCGGTGTTATTGAGAAAATACAGCCCGGTATTTTTCTTCGGACCACGATCGATAAATCCACCAGCTTGGGCGACAGCGTAGGACAGCTCATCCGCCAGCGCGCCCTGGCTCACATAGAGCATCTCTGTGCCCATGCACTTTGAGCCCTGCGTGTAAGCATTGAAGTGGCAAGAAATATCGAGCTGCCGGTCTTCCTTGTTGTGGGCCGCAACTATCGTCGAGAGATTCGTGTCCTGGGTAGTGGAAGTGTTGTCGTGGAACACAACAACAGTAACACCACGCCCTTCCAGCGCCTCCGCCAGGGCGTCGACCACTGCACGCGCCTCATCGACCTCATCGAGATAGGGATCACTCGGTGAGCCTGAAGGATCGCCGGCGGCGCCACGGATTTTCAAACCGTGACCGGATGAGATGACGATGGAATTGTACGCGGTCATTATCTGCTCCAGTGCACCCAATGGCCAAGGCGACCAGCGCCGGCCTTCATGCCCTCTTGCAGTGCGTTGTCGGACATTTTCCTGCGCGCCATCCGCGACGTGCCGTGGCGGAGGAAGCCCGAATAGGCCATCGACGTGCCGATGGTCATTTCGGTGGACGAAGTCTCGTGTGCGATCGAACCGATCAGCCCGCCGCTGCGCGTGTTGGGCCAAGCGCCTGGCGCCGACGGTGGCGGATAACTACCCATGCCGCCGCGAAAGGCTGCCTCGGCGGCTTCACCGATCGCGTCCAGCCAGGCCTGAATTGACGAGTTGTCTTTGACCGCGCGGAAATATCCCCACGGCTGGAAACTGATTTCGATCATGTTTGGGTAGCCTTACGGCCCGGTCTGGTTTGTCGGGAGGACAGGTTTTGTCAGCCGGGCCGTCCGACTTCAGAGCGCGACGTTGCTCCGAACTGGTGAGAGATCACTTTGTACGGGTTGCGCAGCTTCAGCCCGCTCGTACAAGTGCACGGCGATTTCGGTCCAGCGATGATCTTCAGTCTCGGTAGAGCCCAGAACTTTGTACCAACGCGGAAGCCCTTTGCGGCGAGCCTCGTACACCCATGCGGTGCTGTTGATATCGAGGTCGTGCTGAAAGCGAATGCTGATCCAATGGCTCTGATGCAGCTTTGGATCGAGAATGGTGTAGCCCTGCGTGCCGATAAACGATCCTTTGGATCCGAAGGTGAGGAATGGTCGGATACGCGCCCAGGTCTCAACCACCTCTCTACGTGTCAGCTCCATCGTGCCGTTAGCTTCGACCACGTCCTGCATCGTACACAACACGATGCGATGACGCAGATCGGCGATGACAGTTTTTCCGATGGTCATCAGAACGCCTCGGGATCGTACTGCCGCCAAGTCTCGATCGCGCCGCTCGCCAGCGCGATGTTATTGCTACCCATCAATCCCTTGGTCGAGTTGTCTTCCTTGTTACGCACGGTGAGCAAAATGTCGCCAGGGTGCTCAAGAATCCAAGCAACGAACTGCAACATGCCAAGCGTAATGCCTTTGGGCACATCGTCTGGGCATTTGTAGCCAGCCTTGTAAGCGGCCATCATATCGATGTTGAGGTGATGCGACGCGCACGGATCGCAGCAATTCGTCAGATCGATGAAGCCGGTCCAGATCGGCACATGGATGGTGCGGGTATTGGCCGGTACACGAATGGCGTGATTGGCGTTAACGTTCTGGCTGCCGTAGAGATGCACGAGCCCATCAGCAACCGGATACTTGAGCTTGTGCTTGTAAGTCAGCTTGCCAAATTTAGGCCGCGCCGGTCCTTGGATCGGCTCGGTGACAGTCATCTGCGTGGTCAGCAGCGCGCCGGTATAGAGTTCGGCAGCCTCGACCGCGGCCCGGCGATAGAGGTCCAGCATCTCGTCAGAGACGCCGGCGACATCATCGGTCTTGGTATGCTGTCGGATGAGTTCGATCGATAGCAACGTCGACCAATCCAACGGCTCCTTGTGCCCCACCGGTAACGGCGAGGCAAAACGATCCTTGGGTGGCTCAACGACAAAAGTCAGCATTGCACGATCCGCACATCGACACAGTCGACGTGGTAGTAGCAGTTGCAGTCGCAATCGAGCGCGCCTTGACGAACGGTAAGCCGGAAAATCTGGCAGGTTCTCGCCGCCGGCGACACCGTCAGCGGCAAGGTCACCAGGTATAGACGCTGATTGACGATGGGCTTGCCCACGGTCAAATCCCAGGTCGAACCCACGTTAGCCGCGGGGATGCCGACGCCGAACAGGACTTCGAACACCACCGGCTGATTGTGCCCGTCGCTGACCGAGACGAAGCAATTGTCAGGACCGACATAGCCCTGCACCGGCGTGTAGGTGAAGGTGCCGTCCGGCTTGAGGTCGAACTTGCCATGCTGCGTGCCGTACAGCAGCAGCGGCTTAAAGGTCAGCGCATCGCTTTCAGGATCAACGACGAAGGTCTTGAGATCGTCAGTGAGCGGCGTATTGGGCGTGACGTCGAACTCGGTATCAGACGACGCAACCGGAGGAAGATTGCCAGTGGTGATGACATCACAGGTTTTCTTCTCCTCAACCGTGACGGTCGGCTCGCAATGCAGTCCGCGCAGCGCGATCGGCGCTGCCCAACCGGCATAGTTGAGATACAGCGGCTGCGTCTCGCCCGGCTTAAGCGAGATTGTTTCACAGCAACAAGTCACGCAGCCATCGGACTGCATCGGGCTGTCGATCGTCAAAGCCAGCATGACGGTGGTCCTCGGCTAAGAGAGAAGGAGGCGCGGGAGCGACCGCGCCTTAGCTCAGTAGGTTTACGTACACTTGAAGCAGCCGGGCGAAGCGAGCGCTTGAGCCGCCTGCGGGGCACACGGTGGTGTGCATCTGGTCACGATCATGCAGTCTCCTTTGGTCTCTCTTCTTTCTCGAGGCTGTTGTTATATGCGCGTGCCTCGGGAACTGTCATCGGACGCGCGTAGCCGCTCTTGATCAACCAGTTCGCAGTCTCTGTTGGGATGACAACGAACATGGTCTCAATTTCCCACTCGACCCGATATATCGCCGTCGACATATAGTTGGTCTTAAATTCAAACCACTGTATTTCATCGTCGTGGCCGCCAGAGACCAGCATGATGCATCCCAGTGATGCGCCATCAGCTGTTGCCGGCGATGTACCTTCACGAACGATCAGACGCTCATCGGCCGCCATGGCAAACTCCTTACCAACCAATCACGCCAACCAAGAGACGGACAAATTTTGCGCTGCAGTTTGACCCTGGCTAACGCATCCTTAGCGGTGTCGACCTCTTGAAAAATTCTGACGTAACCATCGAAGTCGGCATTGAACTGCAACTCGCGCATCGGCTGCTGTGTGCTCAGCCGCAACATCAGCGGCGTCAGTATCGGCGGCTGGCCATTGACCAGAATATCCACCATCGGCGTATAGGGCGAGAACGTTTCGTTCCGGCCCTCTTTAGCAAACACGAAGAGACGACCGAGTGTCGCCTCTGGACGTAACCTGGCGACGACGTGGACTTCGTCGCCAGGCCCAACACGCAAAGTCTTTCCAACCGGCACCCGCATTTATCTGGGGCCGCTCAGAATAGCGACAACCTCGATCTTGCCGGTGTCGCCGGAAACCGGCTCAACTTGAATGAAAGCGTCAGGCTTGCACGGCAACGCCGCCGTACATAGCGAACCCGCTTTCGTTCCCGCCGGAATAGTAAGACTGGCATCTTCCGTCGCAACTGCGCCCCACGAAGCCACGCACGTAAGCGTCTCCTTGACCTTGGTCTGGGGCAACAGCGGAGCGCACGGATTCGCAGGATCCGGCGGCGCGGAAGCAAATTCGAACACGGCGTCGGCAACAATGTCGGCGACGACGTGGAAGGTGAAGCTGAAGTTGACGTGTTGGCGAACATCAATCGGTGGATTGAGGTTCACCGCCGTAATCGCCCGCCACGCCAGCACACCTCGGTTCTGGGAAGCTGTGTTGAGATTCATGTTCTCAGACTCCTGATGAGGCAAAACGTAGCTGCGCTTTCGAACAGCTACGTCAGCCTCTCTGTGGTTTCAGCGCGGACCGCCGAGAATGGCGACCCCAAGCACGGCCGCCGCCCCGGTGCCGACCAACTGGACAAAGGCGTCCGGCCGACACGGCAGCGCTGCCGTACAGATTGCACCCTTCTTGGTCCCGGACGGGATGACGAACCCAGTGGTCGGGTCGGGGACTTGCCCCCACCCGGCACAGGTCAGCGTCTCCTCCACGTCATAGAACGTGCCGGGGACACACGGATCGGCATCGCTGGGCGGTGCCGCCTGCACCTTGAAGGTAGCATCAGCGGCAAGGTTTGCCGTCGCCTCGAAAGTGAAGGCGAAGTGGACGTGATGGCGGATGTCGATAGGACGAGCTGCCGTGCCGGTCCACGCGATCACTCCCTGGTTCTGACTTGCAACATTGATATTCACGGTCGTGAATCCTTCTGTGTGAGTGATGGGGTGGAAGGATTACGGACCAACCGTGATGATGCGCGCGGCCGGGCAGCAGGCGGTGAATCCGCCGTCTTCCGCACCAAAAACATATTTTACGCACCATGCAGTCGATTGCCCTTCCCACTGCTCGATCCACAGCGGGCGCTTGCTGACGGCGTAGTAGGCCGAAGCCCATGAACCGATGCCGACGAGGAAGTCGCCGGTGATGAACGGCGAAGTCTCCGTACCCTTGGTCAAGTTGTAGGTCGGATCGGGCAGACAATTGCTGATCCGGATGTTCTCACGCACATCGTTTGGTGAGTAAGTCATGAGACCGTCGCCAAAGATAAAGCGACCGTTGGCGTCCGTCCGCGCGGCAAGATTCGCGAACATGTTTTGATGCATCACCGCGGTAACCGGCCCGTATTCGATCGGAGCTGAGCCGTACAGCAACCGAAAATCGATATGGGTGAAATCGGTCGTTGTGGTCTTGAGCTTGGTGAAGCAGTTCGCTGTCAACCAACCAAGCGGCTCGTTGATGCCAGAGCCGACCATGAGCGCACGGTTGCGTGCGATCGTCTGCGCACGCCGAACTGACGTGTACATGAAGTTCAACAGGTCGTAGTTGGCTTCGGTGAGCACCTTGCGCTGGAAGCAGAACACGCCGCGGTAGTCCGACACGGCACCGGATTTAAACGTGATGTTGCCCTCGGGTCCGTACTCGGCGTCGCACTTGGCATCGCAGTCATACTTGCCGATCTCGCCGTAATCGAGCACCTGCGGATACATGAAGGTGCTCTTCGACACGTTGACCTGACCGTAGAGGTCGGTCATGCCGGCGCAGTCGATGAGACAGTTTAACTCAATGCCAAGCATCTCCGGCACAAAGATCGCGCTGTCGAGCGAGGATGCCTCGAACGCCTTGCGCTCGTACTCGTTGAGACTGGCGATCACCTTGCGCTTGGGCTCGATGCCGACGAGTCGCACCATCTTGCGCACCGCTGAGCGGTAGGCTTTGACATCGACGAGATTGTCGAGGTCTTCCTTGAAGTCGTCTTCGCTGCCGCCCTTGAACAAGAACGCGCGCTTCTGACACTCGATTGCGGCCTTGCGGTCGCTCTCTTCCAGCTCCTTGCCGCCTTTGAGCAGCGGCATGTCGAGCTGCTTCTTGACGAAGTCGAGCGCGGATTCGAGCTTCTGGTTATTCGTGATCAGCTCGCTATAGGTCGTGGCGTGCTTGAGCACCGTGGCCTTGAGTTCGTCAGTTTCGGCTTTGATGCCGCCGAAGTTGGTGGACAGCTCCTTGTACTGGTCCTCGGCACTCTTCTTGCCCTTTTCGAGAGCAGAGGAGATTTCGCCGAGTTGCAGCATCACCGGCTCGAGAATTTTCTCGGCCGCTTTGGTGTCAGGAGGCGCCTCCTTGGTGAGGAACGTGCCAACCTTTAGCCGCGAATTGAGACTGCGCTGGTGGATATTCATGATGGGAATAATCCTTGAGGATGTGCCGGCTAGAGTTGTGACAGGACCTGTGCGATCCGGTCGTGCACCGGCTTCAACATGGAAGCATCCAACAAGGGATGCGGCGGGACTTTGACATCGCCACCAGCATGGGCGGGTTTGTCTTGGAGCAAGTGCGCGCAACTCTTCATCAGAGCGAAGAACTTGTGCGCCTCGTTCCTGCTGTGGGCGAACCCTTTGGCCGCAAGGGCTCGTTCGAGTTCGACCACAGTATCTGCGTCCTTCAGAGAGGTGAGTGCCTGTTGCATTTCGATCAGCCAGGCCTTCACGTTCTCGTCGGAATTCTCTTGCTTAACGACGTGCATGCGGGCGTCGTCGCAGGCTGGAAAAGCCACGATGCTGACCTCGCGTAAATCACCCTGTTTGATCAGGAAGACTTCTTCGGCCTCGCCATCGGCATTCTTCTGCTCAGTGAATTCAAAGTCCTCGAGTCGAAAGCCAACTGAGAAACTCAGACCACCGGCAACCTTGGTCTCCTCGTAAAGATCGCGCACGCGCGATGACTTGATCGCAAGTTCGGCCTCGATTTGCAGGTTTTGGCCGACCGTCTCCAATCTGCGAATGACGCCCATCGGCTGCTTCTCATCGTGATGCGCGAGCAGAAGGATGCCACCCGTGCCGCCGTTAAAGCCGCGCTTGCGGATAGCGGCATCGAATGCACCCGGCACGACGCAGTGACCGTAGCAGTCGACCTTCGGTGACGAGGCAACGCCGGAGATGAAGCCGTCAGGCTTCTCGGCAACAACCCGAGTTTCAAAATTCATATCGTGCTGGAGGACGTCGCCAGCTTTCCAATCCTTGCGGGCCATCACGACCTCCCTTGAAAGTCAATCACCTTGGTATCCTCGTCATCCGACTTCGTTGGTCTCGCTGGTGGCAGCGCCGGCGCTGGCGCGGGTACTGGCGGTTTTGCCGTGTCCAGCTCTTCAGTTGTTGGCTCGAAGTCGAGAACTCCGCGCTTCTCGGTCACAGTCAGGAAGGTGACCTTGCTCAGGGTTTCGCCGAGTTCGGCGCGGCCCTTCCAGAGCGCGGGGATGGCGTCGAGATCGAAGCTGATGCGCGCGCCCGGCGGACAGATCGCCTGCGTCATGCCGGCGGCGATCGGCGCCAGGTAGCAGGGCAGGATGGTGTCCTGCCAGAACGCCAACCGCGCCTCGACGTAGTTGCCGGCGTACTTGGCAGCATCGGCCGAGCCCAGGCTAAGGAGCGGCACCGGTACGCCAAACACGCCGGCAATCTGCCGTGTCATGTCATCAAGTGGAATCTTGGAATGGATGTCGGCGAGCTGGTTGTCGAGTTTGTCCACTTTGATAGTCGTGTTGAACAAAAACAGCACTTGTCCCGATTCATCCTCGCCTGGCGCCGACGCGGCCATATGCTTTTCCAGCGCCTCTTGCTGTTTCTTGTTCAGCGTCTTCTCGGCCGAGATCACGTATTTGACGTTGGGATGACCAGAGGCGGTGTCGAGCGCGCGCTGCATCAGCGCGTGGATGATGGCAATCGGCTGGGCGATACACTCAATCGCCGCGGGACTGCTCTTGTAGTCGACCTGACCGGTGAGGGAGGGAAAGCTGATTTCGGCGCCGTAGGCGTCCAGACCACCTTTCAGCTCCGAACCCCGGCGCGTAAGCAATTTCTGCTTGGATAACCCGTTGCCATATTCGTAGTAATCGACGGTGCCACGCGAATTGAGCACGGCGCTCATTTGCTTGGCGTCGAGTGTATAGATCCCGTTAGGGATACCGGACGAGGACACGCCAACCTTAAAATGCGCTCTGGCGTAGAGCATCAGATTCATCGCGATCCAATACTGCAACTGCTTGGCGTTGAACGTGTCGTTGGGGTACTTCAGCAGATCGTTGATCGCCTTGATCTTGGCGGGACCAGCCTGCTCCATGGCGACGACGTCAGGGTCCTTTTCACAGAACCACGGCACCGATTGCACTGCCGAAGCGACGTAGTTGGTGATGCGGTAGAGCTGCGGGCTTTTGCGTTGTGCGATTTCCGCTGTCATCGCCGCGGCCGGCGGCAACAAGCGAACCGAGCGCCCGGCCATCACAAAGATGGGGCTCTCGGGCTCATCCGAGACCGGGCGGTCAGGCTTTTTCTTGGTGAATAGGAGATCGCGCAGCGCCATGGGGGCCGCTTGTCCATCGGTCAGAGCTATGAACGGGATGAGGGCCGTGCCTACCCTGCGACTGGGGTCCTAGGCCGTGCCCTCTTGCTTTCCCTGGTCGCCCCCACTGTCGCCGCGAGATCGAGGGATCGCGTGATGGGCAGGTTCCGCAACTCGATTAGGTGCCGCACATCTGGTCGGTAATCTGCGCGAACGTCAAACCGTTCGCCGTGTTTGCGCGCGACGCTGTGCCAACGATGCCGATTGCACGATGTGCTGTGGCGCCGTCTGCGGCGCATGCGACATCGGCGCGCCTGGCGCCGGCTTGAAGCTCACCGGCGCTCCCATCGAACGACTCGAACTGCCGCGCGATACTGAGCGCCCAGAAAACGATTTACCGCCGCCACAGCCACAACCCACAGTGCACTCCTATTTCTTACAGCTCGGAAGAGAAGGATACCGAGCACATACCTTTCCGCGAACCGTCGCCTTCTGCGACGGCGAGCAGTGTTTGCTGCAGCGCGCGAGAGCATTAGCGGCGTGCGACCGGTCATGGATCGGGTAGCGACGCCCAGACAGGGCGAACGACTTGCTCGACAGCTTGTTGCGAGAGCGCGCGGACAGCTTAGCCATGGCTAAAGCTCCTCGATCTCCCCGGTCCCATCACATTGCGAACAACGCACATGCGTCAACACGGTTCGGCTGGTCGCATCATCGTGGTGAATTCGGTTGACGTGACGTTTACCCTTGCAACACGGACACGTCAGCATCAGCCGCTCACGGACTTGCTTAGGCGTGCCCCAGCCCTGCCACCACATCGTCTAGCCCTTCACTCGGTTCTGCTGCTGCCGGCGGCGCCACCGCTGCACGCTCTTGCGCCGCCGCTTCCGCTTGCGCGATTTTATCAAAGTGGAGGCAGACTGGACATAGGGCGGGCTCGCTGAACCCATGGTCACAGCGATCGCGTCTCATTGCATGTAGAAATGCGAGAAGCCGGGCGGCGGCTCCGGCCGCTGGGCACCCGACAGACACCAATTGGTGATCTCGATTAGATCCGGTGACGGCCGTCGCAGCCCGTCGACCTCGTTCTTCCAGCGCAGCTGCACCGGATACGGCAAGCTGTCGAATTGCGCCTGGGTCATGACCTTGCTCCTACCGACTTGGGCGGCCCGTAAAACTGTCGCCAGGCACCCTCCTCATAGTTGGCCACCCACATGTCGAAGCGAAAGCTGTCGGCGGCGGTCAACGGCCGGCGAATCTGACGCTCATAGCGAAAGCGCTCGTCCTCGACCACCTCGTCAATCTTGGCCTGGTAAGCCAGCTCTTCTGCCGTCCACCGTTTGTTCATGGCGGCCTCCATACAGCACTAGCAAATAAACGAAAAAATAACAGTTGCAATTCTCTTTGAACCCGTATATCAACTAATCATACCGGCTGATGAAGCAGCCATAACCAGGAGAACAACGATGAAAATGCTTGGCCCTTTCCGTACGTCCGTTCCAACCACACAGGTCCGTGATCAAGTCGACGTTCCTTCTAGGCGCCAACCGCGGCTGCCACGCGACTCGTATATCGCCTTCAGCAGCAATCCGACCGAGCTGCACATCTCGATGACCATCCGCAAGATCGAACATCTCGATGCGCTGATGGAAACCCTGCAGATGTACGCGCCGCAGATCGAAGCCGGCCGCCGGCGCGAGGAGGACTGACCGTGCGCCAATTCTTCAGAGCTTATAGAAATGCGTGGAGCCGGCGGCCGCTTTCAAAATCCGAGATGTTCTCCTTGGTCTGGATGGCTGTCGTCGTGCTTTTCATTCTCACCGCACCGCGCGGCCAAGCCAGCTTTGGCGAAGGGATGGCCTGGATCATCGCGGGGACAACCGTCTTCTCCCTAGTCGTTCTCAGCCTCCGGTGGCCGATGCTCGGCATCTGCATCATTGGCTTCATCCAAGGCCTGTGCGGATGGCGCAGCTACTACTATCCCTACTACCGCGGCTACCGAAGGTGGCGGCGATGGTGACCTGAAGTCGCCCGCATGGCCGTCTGGGGCGCGGTACCGGCTCGGCCACTCCCGTGCTGATATCCCCGCCCAGTGGCGCCGGCTGGTGTAGAAGTTACGGCCTGCTAAGCGGTGATCGAACATTAATTAATTAACTACCTCGCGAGGGCATTTTCCTTCGGGTAGCGCGCGGCTCGGAGCACGAAAGGCGACCTGCGGTTCTCTCGCGAGGATGGTATCCCACGTTCAAGGTCGTCGACGCGCGCATTCACCAAATCTTCAGCGAGAGCACGCCGCCGCTGTTATCGCCCTCCATGGCGCTCTCGACCTGGGCGGATTCAGTGGCGTAACGCACGGCATCCCAACCGTGATTGTAGGCGTCGACTGGGGCGGAGAGGACCCGCCCAGTGAGCTTGTCGGTCATCCAACTGTAAAGGCGGGCTTCCTCGCGCATCGCCTCGCAATTCGGGTCGATGATGATCTCGTAGCCCTGCAGAAAGTTGATTCCTGATTTGACCGAGCCTGGCCCTTTCTGGGCGGCGTGGATATTGAAGCCGCGTGCCTGCAGAAACTCGATGGTGCCGGGCTGCGAGGCGTCGGCCTTCACCAGGTCGCCATCGTCGGCGATCACGGTGCGCAACATCGCCGGCAGCATATCGAGCGCGACCCGCCCGGTCGCTTCCGCGGCGATGAAAATCTGTTTGGTCTTCTCCAGGTGATAGCACTTGACCACGAAGCTCGGGTCCTTGCCGAAACCGAAGTCCATGCCGTAGAGCGGCGGGACCGCGTAGGGCACGTCGATGCGTCCGACGCGAATATTGGAAAATACCTTGGAATCGTACGAAAGATCGTATTCTCCCAGCCAAACGTGGCGATATCTGTTGAAATTTCCGCGTTTTAGAACCTCCATTTCGTGCGGCAATGTCGTGTGCTTGAAGTACGGATTGTCGTGATAATCGACGAACGTGATCACCGAGTTGGGCGGCGGCTTGCCGGCGCGGAAGTAGGCGTCGACCGGGTCCAAAGGATCCTCAGGATTCCAGGACCAGATCAGCTGCGAGCCCGGCGCGCGCACGGTGGGCAGTAGAATTTCCATCGAGCGGTTGGAGATGGTGCGGGCCTCGTCGATCCAGACGATATCGGCGCCCTCAAGGGATCTGATGGATTCAATATTTCTCTCGAGCCCGATGAACAGAAACTCCGATCCGGTTTTGCGATGGGTGATGGCCCGATCGGTGACGCTGAACTCCCGGTCCAGCTCGAAGTCGCGAATGCGGCGCTCGATCAGATCCTTGGAGCTGTCCCGGATCGAGTTCTGAAACTGGCGAGCGCAGATGATGCGCTTCCTTTCGGTGTTGGCGGTGTAGACCAGGTACGAGCCGATCGACCAGGTCTTGCCGGAGCCGCGGCCGCCGTACATGGCCTTGTGCCGCACGTTCTTGGCGAACAGCGTGCGGGTGAAGTTCTCTCCCATCACCAGTGCGACCATTAGAAAATCACCACCATAGCCACCGTTGTGACGATCACTCCGACGGTACCGCCGACCACATAACCAAAGGTCAATCCGCGCCAAAACAGGCAGCAGGGACAGTCGGTGAACAGGTACTGCGTGAAGCGCGAAGTGAAATGCTCCGGGGTCTGGCACCAGTCCGGGACCAACCGGTAGCTTGCCCAGGCGAAGGTGTTGGAGAGAGGATTATCCTCCCATTCCACCGGCGTCCCGGGCTCAGTCTTGTCGGTCGTGACCCCAGGAATGTCATCGACGGTGTTGCGTGGGTCGTCCGCCGGCCGGAACCGCATTACACGTTCAGCCGGCGGCCGCCACACCACGGGGCGTTTGGGTCGTTAACCGCCTCGTAGGCTTCCATGGCTTGTTCCATGCCCAGGGCAAATTGCGGTAACGCGGCCGTGAGATCGTCGGAGGTGGCGAGCGCCTCGAACAGCCGGATCACCCGCGTGGCCAAGGCCTCGTTCAGTGCGGTCGAGATCAGAGCCCGCTTCTCCGCGTTTGAAGGCATTGCGTTCCTGGAGGCGACGGGAAGCCCGTACGCGCGTTTCTACTCTTGGACGATCAATCTTGCCGGCCGGCGCTTTGGACGCACCGGCGGGTCCACCGCCAGGCCCAGGCGCACCATTGCCGTGCGATCGAAGGGCCGGTAGGGCGCGTGGCGAGGACCATTCGGGGTCTCGACCACGGTGCGGGTGGCGAAGGCGCGGGCGGTGCCGTGTACGCAAACGACGTCATTGCGTACGAACTCGATATGCTCGTTCGGGTCTAAGCCGTGCGCGATCAGCTCGCGGGCCACACGGCCGCAGTCGTCGGGTATCGGCAGGCGCATTGATTTTATTCCTAGCGGAAAAAAAAATTAAAAAATCTCGTGAAAAATCTAAGGCTTGAAAACCATAGAGAGGGCGTGCCGCCAATGATACAACCGCAGATTAGCTAACGGGTTTTTTATATCGCTCCGGTTGTACGATCGGCCCAATAGCTCTATTGAGGCAATTATAGGTGTTGTTATTGTTAGGCTTTCCGCGCTGGTGTCCCTGCTAGTGTCCCGCGTAGCGCGACCGGCGCCCGGTCGAGCGGCGCCGCGGTGCGGATAGGCTATCCGCGTCGCCCCATTGATATCATTACGCTATTAGGCGCTCGAGTCTTCCTGCCCATATTGGCGCCCATATGTCACGCGCTCGAGTCGCTGGTGTCGCTGGTGTCGCGCCGGTCGAGCGCATCAAAGACTCGTTGCACCATGGCGCCGGGCTCGCCCGGTCGCTTGAGTCGTGTAACGTTGCTAGTGTCGACACCATGAACGGGCAAGGGACCCTTGGGCGGTTGCGTGCCCTGATTCGTGTTGCTCTGATCCGCGAGCGCTGGCGTACCTTCGAACGGTTCAAGCGCTGCTAGGTCCGTGGTCGCAATGCCTTCGACTTCGACCGTTCCATCTTTCAAATTGAGCGCGGCGCCGCGCGGCACCGCAAAGATGTTAACCGTGTTATTCGTGGTGTTTGTTGTGCTTCCTTTCACCTCGCCGCTAACCGACACCGCGGCGAGTCTCGAGTGCAGATAGGGCGCCGCAATTTCCGCCATACGGTCGCGGCGTAACGGCTCGGTTAGCGGGTCGCGCATAACCGCTAGCATCCATTCGATAGGCATTAGCCCGTCGGGATTCTCGACCACGACCCGATGGCCTTTACCGGCGCCCTTGGGGCGCCCGGACCCCGCGCGCCTTCCGCCTTTTGGCATTATTAGCCTGCTAATTTTGGTTTGTTCGGGCAATTCGGCCCGTCATTTGGTACCGTGGTACCGTTTAAGCCCTAGTTTTCCGGGCCCTTGCCCTGAACCGGGCTCGGTTCCGGCCCTTTAGCTCTGGTTTGCCTAGTCTATTTTATTGGATTCCCAGTGTCGAATTTTCTTGCATTTCCTTTTGAACCTAGGCATACGTATTAGCGACTAACGATCAGAAGGGCGGTTGAAGCCGCTCGCGACACCAGGAGACGGAAAATGGAACTTAATTCAGGATCACGCGGCTTTCGCCTTTTGACTCCGGGCAACCCGAAGACCGAAAAGGGCCGCGGCGCCGGTTATTGGACATTTATCCTGCATTTGGCGCCCGCGTCGCTAAGCGGCTTCAACGTTTGCCCGATGTCAACGGGCCCTTGCCGCGAAGCTTGCTTGAACACCGCGGGGCGCGGCGGAATCGCGGCGGGCGGGCTTTTGACCTATGCCGCGGTTGCGGCAGGCAAGCGAAACGAGATTCAATCCGCGCGGATTATGCGCACGCGCGCTTTTTTCGAACACCGCGCGGCGTTCATGTCGGTTCTCGTTAAAGAGATAGGCAAGGCAATTCGGATGGCTGAACGCGACGGTTTTACACCAGTATTCCGGTTGAACGGTACCTCCGACATTAGATGGGAAACGATTCCGGTCGAAGGATTCCCGAACGTGTTCGCGATGTTTTCTAATGTGCGGTTTTATGACTACACGAAGATTCAAAACCGCAAAAACATTCCGGCGAATTATCACTTGACGTTCAGCCTTGCCGACGGAAACGACGCGGCCGCGCGCGCGGCATACGATAACGGAATGAACATTGCCGCGGTGTTTCGCGACAAGGCGACCGTTGCCCGTTACACCGCGTCGGGCTTTGCCCTGAACGGCGGGAACCTAGTCGCGGTTGAAAATGGCGACGAAACCGACTTGCGCTTTCTAGACGTTCAAGGCGCCGTGATTGCGCTCTATGCCAAGGGAAACGCAAAGCGCGATCGGTCCGGATTCGTCCGTGACTGATCAGCAACACCAGAAAGGAGTCACGATCATGAAACGGATTCGG